GCCAAGTTAGAAACCGAAGGTTCAGTCTGGTATGTTTGGTATATGGATGGAGTTAGACAACATCTAAGGAACTTAGCCAGTGTATTGGACGTGTTATGAAAACTTTATGCAGTATGAACCCTCTCTCTTTGCCAAAGCCGACTATGGCGGATACCATCTTTGTCTTGACTAGGGAGGATGTCATCGAGTGTGCTAGGGAGATGAATATCCCTGAAGAAGCCATAACCGATGACATCCTTGCCCAGGTAAAGGAAGGCGTGGAATGGGGACTGGAGTGCTGGTCTGACGTAGTTAAGGAAGCCATCGATATGGCTCTCAAGAGCTAACTAACTCACCAGCACTCCTTGAACTACACCTGAGAAGGTCAGAACCAGGAATATTACTGTTGGCTTTAAGAATGAGTTAGAAGGAGGGAACAAAGTGGCACATAGGGGTATGGTAATTGATGTGGTGGTGTAAACGGTGTCAGGCAATCCGTAATGCCCAAAAGGAAAAAGGCCGTGATAAAGTCCGGGCCTTCCGTAACGGCTATGTGGCTGTATTCCTAGTCTGTGGCCATACTGCCGCAGTTAGGTTAGATAGAATAAGGAGTTAAACGTTTACCAAACAGCATTAAGGTTTGTGGTATATCATGGATTGCCAGGATTAGATATACTACATTTATAATATAGTATTATACTGCATTAAGTATATGTGATTAAATGGAAGATATCAAGATGGAGCATATCCATATCAAGGATAGCATAACCAATAGGTCGTTATGGGTAACCAAACAGCAAGATGGTATAGATTACTATTCCATGCTAACTGATGGTATGCTATACCGAGAGTATATCAAAGAAAGGTCTGTTGGTGGAGTAATTAAGGATTGGATGAGGAATATTAGAAACCTGAATGATAAAGTGGAGGGTACAGAGTTTATGGAACTACATGAATATACCGGAGAGCCTACCCAACAGGAAATGGAACAACGCTTAGCCTTTTGGAAAAGCTGGTCACCCAATGGCTATAAGGATAATCACCTTAGAATCCACCCTTTCTGTCCCTGTTGTGGTTCAGATGAGGATACTGAATGGGTAAGGCAGGAATGGAACATTTGCTATGATTGCTTTATTGCCTTTACCCTTGCTGACCTAATACCTGTCCATGACCCTGGTATGCTACAACCATACGACCCTGAGGAGGAACAAAATGGGTAACCTAAAGAAGGCAGTCTTACAAAGGTTTACTAAAGAACAGGAATTGGAACAATCCATCAAAGCCCTGGTCAAAGAGTTATATAGACTCCAAGGCTTGACCTGCTATGAGGCTTTGGAAGACCATGCCATAGCAGAGAACATGAGGGATTATTGGAAACAGTCTGGTAATGCTAATTGATAACTAAATGGAAGGAGGTTAGCCATGGCTGAGGTAATCTTGATAATAGATTATGATGAGGAAAGAATCAATCTGGAGGAGGTAATAAATTCCCTTAGGTCACAGGAAGGTGTTGAGCGTGTAACTGAGTTATCATCCCGAAAGTTGGGAGGTAGCCGAATGAAAGTGACTTGTCATATTTGTGATTGGCAAGGTACTGAATTAGATTTGGTAGGTAAATATGTCCCTAACCCTACTGTACCCGGTGGTGTGGTCAAAGAAGTTGTTTGTCCTGAATGTGGCAACCAGCCAGGACTAGATTACTTGGAGGAACAACCAATTGCCTAACTTAAGGCAACGTATACTAGCCGAAAGAGGTTTGGTCAAAGTCAAGGAGCATAAGCCTAGAGCTAAACGTGACCATTTTGGCAAGTTCCTACCTCTACCTAAACCTTCTGCCAAGAGGCTAAAGAAAACTCCTACGATGAAATACCTAGAACAGAAGTACCACGTGGTTATGGAGGAAGCCTTAACTAGTGGTAGCCTCTCCATAGTGGCTAAGCAGTTTGGTGGTGAGGTAGATGTTTCCACCATTAGCCGATGGATAAAGAGGTTTGGTTTGAGATATACTACAGATAACCTACCTAGCTGTGATGGATGTATCCACGGAACAATGGCTTGTAATAGTGGAGTTTGCTCTATCCTAATGCAAAGGGAGGAGTATGACCTGATGATGATAAAAAGAGAACAACTATTAAAAGGAGATATACGATGAGGGAAATCAAAACCTTGATGGCAGAGTTGAGGAATTATCCTAACAACCTATTTGTCTATCCTAAACACTTTCCATATATTAAAGGTAAGAGATTACCGGCCAATGGCCTAGCCATTTGTGACAAAGATGGTAAACAGGTAGGATTTATAGACACTGGTATAAATGATGGTAATGTGGTTATCTAAATGAGGGGATTGACTCCTAACGAACTGATACAATGGTCGCCTCCACACCAACAATGGATAATTGACCATGACCTGCTCCTGGCTCAAGGCACCCTCATGGTCTATGGTAGAGAGGAGACTTGGAAGTCCATGCTAATAGGTCTGGATATGGCTTTCAAAATAGCTACTGGCCAGCCTTGGTTTGGCTACAAAACCATAGCCAGTCCCGTTTATATATTCCAGACCGAAATTCCTCAAGCTCCTCTCCGCAAGAGGATGATTAAATACATGAGTGGCAATAAGGTTACCAGCAACCAAATTTGGTACAGCTCTGAGCTATACATGAAACTGGACAAGGGCTGGGGTTATGCCGAATTGGAGAAGGAGATTATCCGTACACAACCCAAAGTCCTAATCATAGACCCTATTTTTAGCTCTATGTCGGGTAAGTTAGTAGATGATTATGATGTAGGGTTATTCCTAGACCGGATGGATATGTTGAGGAGTAAGTATAAACTAGCTATAATAATGATACACCATACCAGGATAGCTGAGCATAATGAGGGACAGGTTTTCCACTATAGCTCTGATGAGTTGTTTGGCTCCTCACGATGGAATAGGTGGATGGATACAATTGTATTTATAGACAAGGTTAGTGATGATGCTGGCTTAGTCCATCTTGACCTAACATTTGAAAAAACCCGCCATGCTGAGGCTAAACTCCCTCAATTGCATATCATAGCCAGACGTAGTGATTTGGTATTCAGTGTTAATGGAAGTAAATCTAATGAAAGGAGGGTATTATAGAACCAGAAATAATAGCCCTAATAGTCTTAGGTGGCATATTCGGAGCCTATGTGGGAATAGCAGTATACAACTATGTAAGAAGGAGATAATGGAAGAGGACAAACTTGAGTGCCCGGAGATTAAAAGACTCTATGGTAGGTTCCTCGATATATGCAAACTGGATGGTAAAACTTGCCAACTAGAGTTAGGCAACCAGTGTGAAATCTGGAAAGGAGAAACAAGATAGACAAAAACTTCCATAAAGAATTTACCAAATGTCCTAATTGTGGTTCTGGTCAACGCTTTTGTGAACAGTTAGGCCAAGAACTAAAGGATAGAGGATTAGCCAGACCTGGTTGGACTTTCAGTTACGATGTTCGTAGCGGTATGGTAATAGATGCCAACTTTACCCAAACCAGAATGCTTGCTGGAACCACTTTACCTGGTTTTGCTATAGCTATAGATATTTGTATGGACTGTGGCACCCTCTATGCAGTCAGGCTTAACAGGTTAGATGGTAAGGTGAAGCCAATGCCAAAACAGGGTCATCCTATAGTACCACCTACCAACAATCCGAGGTTTTCGTAAGAAAAAACCAAAATTATAGGAGGTGATATAATGAAGTATTAAAATAGTATTACCCGGCTTTAAGTATACTTCCTACACTTGACAAGTCTTGACCATTATGTTATAATAAAAATAAATAGGAGGAAATATGACAGACCAAGTTATACCACAAGAGCAAGTTTTGGCACAACTCAAAACCAGAGGATTTGAAACAGGGAGCTTCCGTAGCCCATTGAGGCATTTCCGAGGTAAGCTGGATTCCATCACAGGCTCCATGGTTCAGAGAGGACAGATGGCTCAACCTAGACTAGAAATAGCCTATAACCTCTCCGACATTGAGGTCTTTGAATCCACCGAACCATATCCATTCCCAATAGCCCAGATGACCATCATGCATAGTAATAGGGACAAGTCGGCTATGGGTGTCCTTGGTGCAAGTATGGACAAGATTATCAACGCTGGAGTAGGTGCCAATACTCCTCAACAACAGGCTAGGAACCAGGATGCCCTTATAGGCAAAGTTCAGGAATGGAAGGTAACTCCAGGACACATGATGCCAGGTAGGGATGAAGACGGCAAATGGACAGAAACTCCTAGAGAGGCTTGGGAGGTTGTCTGGGTAGAGGGTATGGGTGGTACTCCTCATAGTGGAGTAGCACAGGAAGTACCAACTGAGAAAGTTAGTGAGACTCCCATACAGAGAGCCATTAACCTTCTGGATGGCAGAACCCAACAACAGTGGAACAATGTAGTATTCCAAGATGCTGCGGTCAAGGGTAATTCAGAATTGGTCAACTCAATCATTACTGGTCAATTCCTCCCTTCCCTTAAGGAGTCGGGTGTGGTAAGCAAAGATGCTAATGGAGTTTACCACAAAGCCTAGTTAACCAGCTACAGGGTGAAAGCAAATGCCGATAGCCCTCACCCAATCTGAACAAGGGGGTTTGATTGTGTTGGAATGGTTTTCCTGTCCTGATAAGGAAATAATCCCAGTCAAAGATTGTCTCCAACATTGTCGTATGGAGGAAAGGTGTCTTACCTTACCCACTCTCAAGCTAATTTCCAGTGAAAGGGAATGGGATGGTAAACCCTCAACCACCATGCTACTTAATGGCACTATATATTCCTTTCTCAAACTAACCCAACCCTACTGCATTGACCCTGACTCCAGAGCCTTTATGCTAGCTGGCACTAAGCATCACAATGCTTTGGAGGAGGTAGCCAAAGAGTTAGGTTTACCATCCGAAATAGCCTTGAACATTGACCGGGATATATTTGATTTACTGGAGCAGGATGAAGATGGAGGGCTGGTAATCACGGACTACAAAAATTTTGGGAGTTTCAAAGTTGCCAAAGCCCTAGGTATTGTTGAAACTGGAAAACAGCCAGACCCTAGTGGTGCAGTTTACCTACGTTCAGGGGCTTGGGGTAAGGCTGGCAGTCCTAAGATGGTATCAGTATTCCAGCAAATGCCTCGAGAGGCTGATAATTGGGAAGCTGAATACCAGCTTAACCGTTATCGGATAATGCTAGAAGAAAAAGGGGTACAAATCAAACGGATGCAGGTACAGGTTACAGTTAGGGATGGAGGGTTATCAGTAGCCCACAGCCGAGGTATTACCAGAAATACCTACCGCATACCAATACCTAAACTAGATGATAAGCAGGTTGAGGACTACTTTGCTGCTAAGGAAAAAGCCTTATTGACTGCCTTGGAGCAAGGTAGTTGGGCAGAACCTTGTAATGAGATTGAAAGTTGGGAAGGTGCCAGGTGCAGGGGATATTGTGAGGTCTGGAGATATTGTCCCAGAGGTGTATTAGCACATCCAGGAGGAGGTTAAAAGTGAGGTTCAACAAAAGTAAACAGAGAAAGGTTAGTTTGGTAGACTTCATTGTAGATGAGGTAGCAGCATTAGAGGACATTGACGAGGTAGTAGCATAATGGGATACATTAGTAACGGTAAATACATTGAAATAACCGAACATGACAACGGACCATTTGACCGTGAGTTTGCCCAAGAGTTGGCCAGGCTATTCAAGGACAAGACAGGTATGGGATTCAAACAATCCAGGTTTATGCTCCTCTCTAGCCAGATGCAAAATGACATGGTTCATGAGGCAAATGTGATAATTCAGAAAAATAGGAGGAAAAGAATAGAGGTGCATAGATAAAAGTGGCTATGACCGTAAACCAAATCATATTGGGGGTAGAGATTAAATGAGTAGTATAATTGGAATTTGGGGAGAGGACAAGGCGTGCAAGAGTACCTTAGCACTCACCTGGCCAAAACCACTAGTTGTAATGGAAATGGATATTGGTGGCTTTCACCGGGCTTGTCGTAACTTACCTCACTTACCCATCAAGGACTGGTATGACCAAGGTTTAATCAAGTATGAGGCTTATCCACTACCTATGACCTTTGGTAAGTTTGACCTTACCAAACTGACGGTGAAACCTAGCAAGCTGATAATAGGTATGAAGGAGTTGTTTTACCGATTTGCCACCAACTACATTAAACACCTACAGGATAAAGACTTGGCTACCATTGTCATTGACACAGCAACTATCCTCAAAACCGTGACAGATGATTGCTATCTCCAGGAGTTGCAAGAGAAACAATTACCATTAAACCCTGTTACTGGTTTAGGCTCTGATGGCAAGCAACTCAGGTCTAGCCTTATCCAGATTGAATATAAGGAGCCTAACAATAGGACTAGAGGCATCTACTATAATGCCAAGAGTCATGGTAAGCATTTAGTCCTTGTCCATCATGCTAGGGATGAATATAAGCCCCAGCTTCAAAGGGATGGTACTATAGCCAACTCTCCTACCGGCAAGAGAGAGAGGTCAGGCTTTGCCACTCTAGGCGATTCAGCGGATATGATAGTCTATACCTATTGGGACGATAAGGTGAAAAAGCCTTATTGTAAAGTAGAGTTAGCTGAGGTTAAAGAGCTAGAGGGTATGGTATTTGAAACTCCTACATATGATAAGATGGCTAAGGTAATTAGAATGATAAGAGGGGAAAGCTAGTATGCCCTAACCCGGTCTGGAATGAAGATTAGGCAGAGGGATGTGGGAAATTGAACTCACCAAATCAAAATCTAGCTAGTCAAAAATCAAAAGTAATGCTACAGCATAGCTCAAAAATAAGCATAGCTAGAATCAAGCTACAATGCGCCTGGTGCGATTCGGTTAGCTTCAAATTCAGCAATAGGATTGAGATATAAATGTCCATACTATTAGACAGGATGGAGCCAATGGAGATAGAAAGCCTTATAGCCCAATCCGTGGATGTTACAAGGACAGGGTTAAATGGTCAAGGTATGGCTGATTACCTTTGGTTTTGTTGCGATGGTCACCGCATACAGGTAGAGAGGAAACAAACAGACGAGTTGTTGGCTAGTATAGATAATGTGGAGGAACAGTTACAAAGGGAATTGCAGAATGGTGTAGAGGAAACTATCCTGCTAATAGAGGGTATCTGTGAACCTATCTATGGGTTGAAGCTAGCCACCCAAACCTGGAGAAGGGCTAAGGACAGAAACATCTTAGTACCTAGCAGGACTTATAACTGTTCCTACACTGGGTACAAGGCTTGGCAGAACCAACTAGATAAGGCTGGAGTTACTATTGTAGAAACCTTTGACTATACAGCTACCGCCATGACCTTAATAGCCTTATATCAGAATAGTCAAAAGGAGGAGCACAAAACCCTTCGCAGGTACATCAAGGACAGGATTCATATAGAGAGTCAGAATCTTCATATCCTTAACCTAATGTCAATCAAGGGTGGAGGAGTCGGTGAGGAGATAGCTAAAGCCTTGATTGAAAGGTATGGAACTTTTTGGTTCACTATCAATCAGTCTGCTGCGGACTTGGCAGAAACCTTAGTCGGAGAGGAAGGTAAGGAAAAAAGGTTTGGAATAAATAGGGCTAAAAAGCTGCTAACAGCAATAGGAAGGAGAGTGTAAATGGAACTTACAACCAGTAAAGTAGAAAACAACCAATTCCGTCTTGGTCAATTAGAGCTTAGCCTAATAGTCAAAAGGATTATCAGGCATTACAAGTACTATAATAATAACAACAATCCAGAG